TAGGCAAAACTTCTTAATTGTGGTCCTTTGAAAAGAAGTTCTAGATTATTATTAAGTGCTACTCCTGATGATCTGCTAAGAAGATCTTGTCCAACACCCACTGCTTGACCTGCAAAATATGAAACCAATTCATCATTGGTTATTCCCTCAACAACTTGTTTACCACCTTTTTCTATTCCTTTTATGAGGTCTTGTAGACCCGAAACATCAAGATTACCAACAGATCTTATTGTTTGTCCAGCAATTTTTGCTCCTGCGATTTGCAGTGCATTTAAATTACTATTACCCCATTCTACACTATTACTTTCACTTAAACCTCCTGTCATGGGAAGTTGGATTATACCCATTATTTTAGCACCTGCACTCCTAGATGTAGCTCTGCTTACTTGAGTTACGTCAAATTTATTGATTCTTTCTTTCTTTTTATTACTGAGACCAGCCTCAAGTTTTGCATCATATGCACCAACTGAAGTAAGTGATGAATCTGCTTTATATTCTTGGCATACAACTTGTAAGTAATCGTATAGACCTGATTCTGCTAGTGGATAGTATGCAAAAAAGTATCTTCCTCTTGATGATGAGCTATTGGGATTTGATACACCATCTTCTTCTACCTGACTTGTTGCTAAGAAATTATCGTCTTGACTGGTTCCTTCATTAGATGATTTTGTTCCAAGAGCTTGATGAAGTATAGATTTTGATGTGCTGTCATTGATTATTTTTGAAAAGTCTCCATCAATAGCACCAAGATTACTCATGTAATTCTGTCCTTTCAAATTAGCATCATTAATATGAGACCAACTGATTGTGTTTTCTGTTTGATTGTAATAATTTTTAGATTTTGCATTATCTAGTTGTTCTGCTGTAAAAGGTACAGTATTTGTCTGAATCAAATCAGCAGTATTTCCATCAGCCGCAAGATCGACTGTGAATGATTTATTGTCTAAAAGAAAAGACGACATGATACTGTTCTAGTTTAGTTATTTAGTACGATATTTGGCGTAGGATAATGACCTTAAGTATTCAATTTCGTCATTGTTGACGACATGTAATGCTCCTACTACTTCTTGCCAGGTGTAATTTCTCATTGTTCCCCAATGAAAGTTTAAACCTTTGAATCCCCATGCAAGAACTTCCATGCAAGCAATTAATGGATGTTCATCATATGTAATATCAGGACTCTTTGCTATGTATAAAAAAGTATAATATTTTCCTGGTTCAGGAACCCACTCAGTTTCCGTGAATACTTCCAATATACTCATCATAATACTATCTGCATCTTCAGAACCATCAAGTTTTTCTTGAAGTTCTTCTGTACGATCTACCATTATTTGATACCTAGTTCGTTTTCAGTAATAATCTTAAATTCAATTTTTCTATCTTTACACCATTCAGATGCAGCTTCCCACTTTGCTCTATTTACTTCAAATGTCTTACACTCATAAAGAAATGATTTAGTCATTCTCTTCTTCTGTTTTGGAGGTAGAGTTTGTTTTCTAGGTTTTACTTCAATCACATAAGTTTTAATTTTCCCAGTATTTTCTTTCACATTGATGATAAAGTCTGGAAAATATCTTCTCATTTTACGTTCAGTTGGATCAAAATAGGGGATACAAAATTCTTCACTTCCCCAAGCAACAATGTTCTCATTCAAATCACACCAAGAACAAAACTTGCGTTCCCAACTACTTCGACATATAATATTATTATAGTCACCCTTATATTTGTTGGGGTTTTTTGGCCTGTATCTGCTTTTGATACTTTGTGCCATCTTGTATACATAATATATAACGTAAAAGTATTTATAGATGGCAGCCCAAGCTCCCCAAAATCTAACGACAGATTTTGTAAAATCTAGATTATTAAATGTTGCCCAAACCTCATTTTATGCTCTTACACTGCCCATACCATCGGCAATTCAAGGGTTGATGAGATCTCGTGGTCTAAAGATAGCAGGAACTGCTAATGATTTGTCTCAGGTTGAATTATTATGTACAGAAGCTTCTTTACCAGGATCTACAATAGCAACTCATGATGTTACTAATGATTATGCTGGTGTTACTGAGAAGATGGCATATCGTAGAATTTATGATCAAGGTTTAAATTTAACATTTTATGTAGATAGAGATTATCATGCAATAGAAATATTTGAAACATGGATAGATTATATAACTGGTGGTGAAGATAGGGGTTTATCCAAAAGTAGACATAGAAATTTTAGAATGAGATATCCTGATAGTTATAAACAGGAGATATACATTACAAAATTTGAAAAGGATCAGCATTCATCTTTGAGTGATAGAAGAAAAAATGTTATGAACTATAGTTTTATTGGTGCTTTCCCACAAACAATCACATCAATGCCAGTCTCTTATAATCAACCTGATATATTGAGATGTAATGTTTCGTTCAGTTATATTCGTTATGTTGCTGAAAGATCACTAAGAGGGGCAAGAGGAGCAAGAAGTAATACAATGAGAACAATTCCAAATCTTAAAAATATCCCAGTTAATACTTCTACGACTGCTCAGATTGCAAAAGATAACAAACAATATGGTGATACTTTCCCACCTGGTTCCTTTGGAATTACTAAAATTCCTATAAGGAATAGAAGGGGAAGAATTACTGGATATAGAACTGAATAATTCTTACTAAATAAACTTACTGAATTGAAAATATCATGCCATTGCCAACCATTGTAACTCCAACATATGAGCTTGAGTTGCCATCTACAGAAAAGAAGGTAAAGTATAGACCTTTTCTAGTTAAGGAAGAAAAACTATTAGTATTATCTCTTGAGACTGAAGATACAAAACAAATCACAAATGCCATCAGAACAGTTTTGAAGAGTTGTGTTCAAACAAGAGGAGTGAAGATAGATTCTCTTCCTACTTTTGACATTGAGTACCTATTCTTAAACATCAGGGGCAAATCTGTTGGTGAAGTTATTGAGGTTAACTTATTAGCACCTGATGATGGAGAAACATCAGTTCCTGTTGAGATTAATGTTGAGGATATTAAAGTTCAAAAGAGTGAAGATCATACTAATAAGATTCAACTTGATGAAAAATTAGTTATGGAGATGAAGTATCCATCTCTTGATGAATTTGTTAAAAATAATTTTGACTTTGATGAAAATGTCGGTATTGATAAGTCCTTTGAATTGATTTGTTCTTGTATTGGAAAAATATACAATGAGGAAGAAGTTTGGTCTTCATCTGATGTGACAAAGAAGGAACTGATATCTTTCTTAGAATCAATGAATAGTGCTCAATTTAAAAAGATTGAGAAGTTCTTTGAGACAATGCCTAAGTTATCTCATAGTGTTACCTTTACCAATCCAAATACAGAAAAAGAGAACACAGTGGTTCTAGAAGGGTTAGCGTCTTTTTTCGATTAGGAATGATCCACATGGATCTTGAAAATTATTATAAGATAAACTTTGCCCTCTTACAGTACCATAAATATAGTTTAACGGAGATTGAAAATCTTATTCCTTGGGAAAGAGATATTTACATTTCCATGTTACAACAACATCTTGAGGATGAGAAGCTAAAACAACAACAAAATGGTTAAACCCTCAAATCAAGTAAAAAGATTGGCAGCAGAGAAGATCTTATCTGATCTGAGGGATGAAGGAGCTAAAGAGAAGGCAACTATATTAAAAGGATCTCAAATAAAGAGTAATTCGTTTTTTGCTACACCAAGTTCTTTAAAACCAAATACTCCAGAAAAGGATAGTGGTTCAACTGAATTCATTGCTGATGGATTTTCTGCAATTCTTACAACATTAAGTGGGATTGCTAAGTCTTTAAATAAGAGTTCTAAATTAGATAAAAGGGAAAATGAAATTGATAGAAGAAAGGATAATAAATTTAGAAAAAGAGCTAGAGAAGCAGAATTAGAGCAAAAAAAGGAGAATAAAGAAAAATCGGGAATAGGTAAGAAAATAGCAGGTGTAGGAAAGGGTTTATTTGGCAGCCTTAGTGCATTTTTTGGTAAGATTCTTATGGGATCTTCTTTGTTAGCACTACTTAATTATCTTAAAACTGGTAAAGGAAAATTCTTAGCTGCTGGTGCTACTCTTTTTGGCGCCGCTGTTTTTGGACCTATAATTGTTTCTACTCTTACTTCATTATTGGGTCTAGGAGTAATTGGTCGTTTAGGAAGAAATGCATTTAAATTATATAAAGGTGGTGCTAAAGTTTTAACAGGCAGAAAGGGACTAAGACAAACCAAAACAAGTGTAAAAGGTTTTAAGGCTATTGGTTTACGATCTAGAGATAAATTCCTCAGTGCAAGAAAGAATTTTCAAAGAAGAGGAATTAAAACATTAAATCCATTATCTGATAACTTCCTCTTCCGAACTGGATCTACTAGAGACAGAAGAAGATCAGCAAAAGTTAATAAAAACTTTGCTAATCCTGACAAGCCCAACATGAGGACGCTTGGAAAAAATAAATCCAGTAAAATAAAGGTAAGTGGTTTTGATAATCTAACAAGAGCAGATGTTGCAATGTTTGATCCTGATGATTATAAGAAGGCAGTTAAAACTAAAACTAAAACTAAATTACCCAAAATTGATTGGAAAGCAACAGTTCCACCAAAATCAACTAAAGTAACTACAACCACAACTAAGAGATTAAAGGGATTCATTCCACCTTCTCCTAAACTTCCTACAAAAAAAATTGGATTTTTAAAAGGAATGGCAAGTAAAGCAAAAAGTATATTTAAGATTGGTGGTAAAGGAGGAGCTAAATCTTTGTTTAAAAAGATTCCTATCGTTGGTCTTGGTTTGGGTACAATGTTTGCAGTACAAAGATTGATGTCGGGTGATACTACAGGAGCAGCAATGGAATTATTGTCTGGTGTTGCTGGTAGTATACCTGGTCTTGGAACTGCTGCATCATTGTCTATAGATGCTGCTTTGATGGCTAAGGATATGGGTGCTTTTGATAAAAAAGATGATACAGTAACAAAAACAACAAATGCAAAAAAGAAAAATTTTGAGAAACTTGCGAAAACAAGATACTCATCAACAAAAGTTACCATAGTCCCAATTTCTGATGATAGTACATCTCCTGCAGCTTCATCGGAAGGTTCACAAACAGAGATTCCTAGTTCTAGTTCTACCTCTGGTGTTGAGTCAAATTACACTTCTAGTGTGTATGGATTGTTAGGAGGGTTTGATTAAATGGCAGCGGGATTATTAGCAGGTTTTGCAAAAGCTTTTAGTTCAGCAAGTTTGAAGACTGCTGGACGGCAAGCTCTAAGAAAGGTTGCAAAAGGAGCTACAAGACAAGCAGTGACAAACACTGCTAGAAAAGTTGTGGGTCGTAGAAAAAAAGATAAAGATAAAAGACGTAAAGGAAGAGATCTTGCTCAAAAATTATTTAAGCAAGGTAACAAATCTTTTCTAGATAAGAAATCTGTCTCAGGAGGAGGCAGAAAAATGTTTTTGAAGACCAATTTAATATCTGCATCTTCATTATCAAAGGCAGATGAAGTAGCAGCATCAAAAGAAAATAGTTTATCTTATTTTAAGAAAGCTTTAGATGCTATCAATTTAGTTGCTGTAGGAATATTATCGACAATTCAATCCCAGAATATAAAAAAAGCAGCAAGAAATAGAAGAGGTAGAATTCCAGATAGATTTTTACCAACTACTAAAGTAGGAAAATCTGAGAAGAAAGAAAAACTTAAATTTCTAGGAAATGTACCTGGTCTTAATACCGTTATAAATTTCTTTAAAAATATATTCTTGGGTGGGTTTATTTTATTCATAGTCAAATTCTTAAATGCTGCAGTCGGATTGATTAAAAAAGTAATTGATTCACTTCAAGGTGTTGCGAAAACTTTTTTAGCATTTTTGAAATTTTTGGTTGACCCTTTTGCTATCAAGGCTTCTATAGCAAATTTATTTAAGAATATTGGTAAGAAGAGAGATTATACTTCACCTATGGACAGAGGTGGACAGGGTGGTCTACCAGAGGATATTCCTGAAGTTGAACAGTTTGCAGAAGGTGGTGAACCTCCAGTAGGAGAACCAGTTCTTGTTGGTGAAGAAGGTCCAGAGTTGGTTCAGTTTGGAAGTAAAGTAAACATCTTCAATACAAGAGAGACAATTGAAGCAGCAGAGACTATAAACAATATGATGAGAAATAATTTTGAAATTATCAATATAATCAAAGATGATCTTCAACTTAATTTGAGGGGTATCAATACAGAGATAAGAGATGCTATTGATAGTGGTGAATTGCCAGGTCTTGGTGGTGGAGGTGGTGGCACTAATGCAATTACAGATGTTGGTAAAGCAGTTACTAGTCCTTTTAGAGAAGAATCAGAAGAAGATCCTAGAGAAAACTTTGTTGGTGTAATCGACAGTTTCAAAAAAATGACTGACGAAACTACTGGAAGTGTTAAGAAAGGAATGAAGAATTTATCTGATCCTACTTTCTTTATTAAGAAACTTCCTATAAAGCAAATAATTGATGGGATTTCAGAATCTGCTGAACAAATAGAAGAAATTAGAATTCCTGTTCCTCAAATTAATAATGACACTGGTTCTATTAGTATTGATAAAAATAAAACTAGACCAATCATTGTTTCTGAACAAATAGATAGTATGGCGGATCTTTTAAGACAGGCTTTATACCAAGAATAATGTTAAATAATCAAAACACCAGAGCTGGAAACATACGTCAGTTCGAGATATTTTCTTCTATGAATAAAGGTGAATCGATAGATCTTCGTGCTGGTATTACTGACCTGTCTTATTATGAGGATATATTAAAGAATACTGTAACATTAACCATTCAGGTTGCAGAAGCTGGACTCGGCGGTAACAGAGGAATAGTTGATCATTTGCCAATAAGAGGAGGAGAGAAAGCACATATTGTTTTTGTTGATGCAGATGGAGGTGAAAGGAAATTTGTAGGTGATAGTGGACTATATGTGAATAGAGTTCGTAATCTTACAAAAGGAACTCAGGTTGACACTTATAATATTGATTTCTGCTCAAGAGAATTTCTAGCTAATGAGCAATGTAGGGTGGTTAAAAGATATGATGGTAAGATATCAGAGAATGTTAAGAAAATTCTTACCGAGACTCTATCAAGAGATACTGGACTTATGGTTCCTGCATCTAAGATAAATGATGATAACTTTGATGAGACTTTAATTGATTATAATTTTATAGGTAATGAGAAGAAACCTTTATATACATGTACTTGGTTAGCATCTAAATCAGTTCCAGTGGGTTCTGATTCTGCTGGATTCCTTTTCTATGAAACACATGATGGATTTAACTTTAGATCCATCGATAAAATGTTTGAGGGAGAGTATAAGAAGAACTTTATTTTTAATAATACTGCAAAAAAACCAGAAGAGTATTCTGGGAAGATTCTGAGATATAAAATTAATAGGGACATCGATCTGCATAACAACCTATTAATAGGTGCATATTCTAACAGAACAATATTCTTTGATTACTATGGAATGAATTATGAGGTTAGGAATTTCACACCTGAAGATCAAGAAGGTATTGAGACTGGTGGTAAATTCCCTATTGACAGTGTTTCTGATGAATTTAGGTTGCCAGTTTCGAGGTTAATGAGTAGAATGTTAGACATAGGAACATTGCCACCAGGTAAGAGTAGTAAGAAAGAGTTGGAGAACTGGAAAAACAATCCAGATCAACCTACATTTGATGCTGCTAAAACCCTAGTACAATCCTTGATGAGGTACAATCAACTATTCACCATACAAGTAAAACTTACTCTAGGTGGATGCTTTGACCTCAAAGCAGGTGATTTGATTCATTGTGATTTCCCAGAATTAGACAATTCTGGCTATAATACGATCACTGGTGGCATATATATGATATCCAGCTTAGCGCATGAGATAACACCACAAACTTGTTATACTCATGTTACTGTAGTTCGGGATAGTTATGGTAGAAAATCTTTTTAAGGAGATCTTATGACAACTAAAATTCCAAATCACGACTTGGATCACGAGGTCTATATTGACCCCAAAGATGGTAAAGAGCATACTAATCATGGTATGCATGAATATACAAAAGAAGATTTAGAGATGCACAATGATGCATTTCATGCCCACGATGAATCAGAAGTGAATAAGAATGATGGTAAGATTAATGATTGGCACACAAGACACGAAGATTCTCATCTAGAGGTCTACTGTGATAATCACCCTGATGCAGAGGAATGTAAAGTTTATGACGACTAATGATTGACCAAGATCTAGTAAAGAAAAATTTATTCGGAAGAGATGGTTTTACTTGGTGGGTCGGTCAGATTCCCGACAGTAAAGTCTGGAAGATGAATACGCCTGGAACTAAGGTGAAGAGTAATAAAGATATTGAAGGTTTTGATTATAGGTATAAGGTGCGGATTATGGGATACCATACCGCAAATGTGGATGATTTAAAGGATGAGCAACTACCTTGGGCTGGAGTGATGTATCCCATTACTGCAGGAGTATCTGGGGGTGCAATAGACACTCCTCAGATCATGCAAGGTAACTTTGTATATGGATTCTTCTTGGATGGTTCTGACGCACAAGTACCTGTTATTATGGGTATCATTGGATATAATCAATACACTAAGGTATTGAAGAATATCCCAGATACTCCTTTTAAACCTTTTAGTGCATACGAACCGACTTCTAATAAGAACTCTGAATTTATTAATACTGATGGTGTAGCAGGTAAGAAAGAATCTAAGGATGATACTGTTGCTGAGTTAAAAAATCCTTATGTTTCACCTAAAGATAGGGGAGGACAGAGTGGTAATGATCCAAATGGTCCTGATGTAAATTCTGATGGTATTATAGGAGACTCTACTTCTGCAGCAGAGCAGATTAAAAGTGGGGCAGATGTAGAACAGGAAAGAAATAGATCTAAGCCAAAAACTTTACCAACAACGTCTAGGTGTGATGCTGCTCCTACGTCAGCAATACAGACAAAGATGAAGAGTATGTTGAATGAAACTCAACTTCTTAAGAAAAGTCTTAAAGATTGGGAGACAAGAGTATCACTTCAAGTTGATAATATTGAAGATGAGATTCAAAAGGTAACTGACAAATATGTTAAAGAAATTACTGGTGATGTTAAGAGAATAATCGATGGCATTCAGAGGAATGTTAAAAAGAAAGTAAATGATGCATTGAAACAAACATATCATCTATCTCTTCCTTCAGTACGAGGTAAAATAGCAAAGGAGATAGC